ATCAAATGGTAAAACCTACAAGTTCCTAACTAAGCAAAGTTCATTCATTCCAAGTGGTAGAGAGTTGACTGCTCTAGACCAATACGAGAACGACTGGGTTACTAAAGAAGTTGGAGCAGGTAAATATACCTACGGCAAAATCTTCTGGATTGATTCTGATATCTCATGGGATGTCGAGATGTTTCAAAAAGTCTTGGAGTCCGATTTAGATATCTTGGGTGGTCTTTATCAAACCAATCCAAATGGTCAGGTTGCTTGTGCAAACTTTGATGCCAAGGGTAGACCTACCCTAGTTAAAGAGACGGACTTCTTCATGCAGGACGAGCCAGTCGAAGTCTTTGGAATTGGGTTTGGCTTTATTGCCATGAAGTCTGGAGTCTTTGAAAACTGCGATAGACCTTGGTTCCGAATCAGAGGTGTCCAATGGGATGGTCTAGAGTTCGAGTGCAATATTGGTGAAGACTATTCTTGGTGTATGAACGCTCGACAGAATGGGTTTAAAGTTATGCTTGACCCGACTGTTAGAGTGAAACATCACAAAGAGATTATTTACGAATTGAGGCCATCTTGACGGATGAGTTAGATAGAACCTGTGGCTACTGCAACACAAATAGCCATGACATGTGCAGACCAAAAATAACGTGGTACGACAAAGTGTGGTACTGCAACTGTAAAGTCTGCTCAGAGGCAAAGAGCGAAAGCGAAGAAGGACAAGACTCCACCTCTAATGATTGATTATGTAATTAGACAAATCGACAGCAAATCTGCAAATGTTATGGTTGTCGAAAATCACTACCTCCATCGTAAAGCCAGCACGATGTTTGCGTTTGGCCTATTCGATAATGAGGAAATGATTGGTTGCGTAATCTATGGAAAGCCAGCATCACCAAGTTTGTGTGTAGGAGTTTGTGGTCCTGAAGAGTCAAGTAAAGTTTTAGAACTCACTCGCTTGTGGATTCAAGATGGGACTCCAAAGAACACAGAGTCGTATCTGATTGGTCGTAGCCTACGACTGCTACCTAAAGATAAAGATATAATAGTGTCCTACGCTGAAATAGGTGCAGGACATATCGGAATTGTTTATCAAGCCACAAACTGGAAATACACAGGAATGTCAGACCGTCATGTAGAATGGAGATTAGATGGAAAGTCTGGCTCTCACTCTCGCCACTTGTTCGATGAGCATGGAGGAGTGAATGGAGCAAAAGCATTCTATGGAGACAGACTCCAACGACATGAAAGACCAAGAAAGCATAGATATGTTTTCTTTAATACAACTTCAAAGAGGCGTAGAAAAGAACTACTAGCCAAATTGAAATACGAAATAAAACCATATCCAAAATTAGGAGACAAGACAGAATGAAAAACTGGATTAAGAAACAAATCAACAGCATCAAATATCGCAATGTTCGTAAGTTGACTGCAACCTTCGTTCGAGACGACTCTGGTCGTTGGGTGATTAACCCAGAGACTGGAACCATACTTAAAAAGACAGATGACCCTAAAGTAATTGCTGAGGCAGTGAGACAGAGCAACTTTAGGACTCAGCAAATCCTAAAGTCTATGATGTCCGATAAGACTTGCAAGTGTGGTGGAGACGGAATGTGTCCATGCGAAAACGGTAGCAGGATGCGTCACCCAGCAAAAGTATCTAAAGAAAACAAACTTCTAGTGGAGAAAAGTAAACCAACTACTCCAAAGAAAACAGCACCAAAAAAGAAGTAATTTCAAATCACTTTTAAAATCTTCCCCGAATTTTCAGTTCTCCCTGATTTTTCGGGGATTTTTTTGCCTTTGTAAATGAAAAAGGTACGCGACAGCCTCACCTCATCCAAAAATTCGTCCAATCGGTTTTTTTACTTGCCCTTATAGTGATAACTGTTAGGTTCTATAACCTAATGGAAGAGACACCTAAAACAGCAACAAATGGTTGCACAGTTCGGGTCAGGCGAGGAGCAGTCTCTCCCCAGCCTCCTCGTCTGGCTCACTAACTTAAGGACGTGGACGATGACAGACATAGACCCTCTCTTCGCTAAGCCTGAACTCGAGGCTCCCGATATCCAAATCGATACCCCAATTAACCTACGTCCAAATCTATCAGATTACGGCATCGAAGAAACCGACCTCGGTATCTGTGAAGATACGTTTGAAAATCGTCAGGCCCTACGTCGAGCCAAACTTAACTGGCTTCCTGTCTATGCAGTAAACGGAGTTCCGACGGGTCTCATCCAAGCCCTTTCAGCCGAGATGCAAACTCAACAACGTTTGCTATCTATTACCGAAAAGCAAGCAATCCTATCTAACCCTGCGTCGAAGAACTCCGACTACCTAACAGGCTACGACCTTCTTGCAGAATCTGCAAGCGACGTCGTCGTTCCCCCTTGGGTACTAGGGGCAACGAAGGCGTGGGCCAAACAGTCCAACGAAATTGACGCCACTGGCCTCGAACCTAAAAAACGTCTACCCCTTCCTGCCCGTTGCAAGGCCATCAAGGATGACGGCGTACGTTGCCAGTTATGGACTGGCGGACGTCCACAAGATGACGGCTTCTGCCGAGTTCACTTAGGGTCCTTACGTAATAAACCGACCGACTCAGTAGAACGTGCCCGAGCCAGATTAACCCAAGCAGCACCGACGGCTGTTGACACTCTGGAACAATTAATGGATTCCGCTGAGAGCGAACCCGTTAAGTTGAAAGCGGCGACCGAGATTCTTGACCGTGCTGGCGTGCGTGCTGGTTTTGATATAAACACGGACGTCACTCTTGACGTACGCCCTGCCGCTTCCATCATTGCCGAACGTTTGCAACGGATTGCCCAAAACGCCATCGACGCTTCGAACAGGGAAGAAGAGAGACGGACGGCTATACTTAATGAAAACAAGAGCGAAGACATTGTTGACGCAGAAGAGGTAGTCGAAGATGTCAGCCCTTAATGATATAATTGAGATGGCAGCATCTCTAGCCGAGCAACTCCACGATGACGTTCGGCTTGCGTCGACTAGACTTGAACACATACGATTAACGGCACGTGCAAACGAAGCGGTTAATCTTCTCCACGAACTCCAATCTTTAACGGAAGAGACAAATGATATTCCGAAAGCCGACGGCTAAGGTCGACAGGTTTGTAACACAAGCCTTAAGTTACAACGGGTACGTGGCCCGAGAAGGCCGAGACAATATCTTCGGCGAGCGATTGGGAACAAACGGCTTGCCTTGGGACGGTATGTTCATTGACGTTGTGGCCCGTGAAGTCGGCTTGCGATTGCCCGTTATGTCACAGACGCCCGTTGCACTGAGCACCTTTCTTAAACACGGACGGTTATACAATAAACCGCAACGGGGTGACATCGTGTTCTTCGAAACGTCGACGGTATCGGATTACGGCGTGCCACATGTGGGTATTGTTATTGACGGCTCGCGTTGGGAGACGGATGGTCTGGTCGAGACCGTTGAAGGTATGACGGCCAGTCCAATTCAACGGCAAGCGAATGGGAACAACGGGGTATACCAACGGATGCGTTTTAGTTACGAGGTCCTTGGGTTTGGACGTCCGTTCAACCCAACGGGTAAGGTAGTGAAGTCCACAGACTCAACGGTGCCCGTTATCAACGTTGGTCAGTTGCGTGCAGGTTCGAAGAACAAATTCGTGGAGCGTGTGCAACTTGCATTAAGCATGGTCGTCGACGCTAAGTATTTGGAGCGTGGTCACTTTGACCCGAAGACCAAATACGCTTACGCTCGTTTCCAAAGAACTCTGGGCTACGCCCAGTCCAGAGCAACTGGCGACGTCGACTTTGAGTCGCTTCAGATTCTCGGAGAGATGACGAACCTCTTCACTGCGAAGCAGTAATACATACCACAAACCACTGACATTCAACGGCCAGAGATTACAAGGGCCGCCGCTTTTTTCACCCCGTTTTTTGGACGGCTGAAGACGGCCGACGCTCCACGGTTATTACATAACGGCTTGTGTGTTACAGCGAGAAGACCGAGCGGCAGTCTTCTGAAATTAATCTTGGCCGAGGTATCCCGATTCTTACATAACGGCTTGTGTTATAGATGAGCCAGGCTTCCATCCCGGCTGAGCATAACGGCTTAAGTTACAAACGGCACGGGACCTGAAGCGGGGGGTTCAAGTTTTGTAACGTAACGGCTTGCGTTACAGACGGATGACTCACAAACCGCCTTGCGAAATTCAACGGCTTGGGTGTAGAGTGAAAAACAACAACGGCTCGGGATACGAGCCAGAACGGATTGACGGATATGACTTTTGACGAGTGGCTAGCCATCGGATACGAAAACGGATGGGTCGGCGTGCCAGTGTGCTATACGCATGACGGCTTGCCAACATCGGCAAGCGAAGACGAGGAATTCGAGACGGGTGACCCTTGCATCAATGTGGTACGTCTGTACGAGTCGACGGACGTCAAACGGATGGTCGAGGAGAACCACTCTCCGAGCGTTTGGAGAGCGTCGAACCTTGGTCTGTCTATAGAGGAGTGACCGACTCAACGGTTGCGTAAATCACCCTTCTGAGGATGTTTTATGATAAACCTATGAGACACATAGAACTTCACACAATCGAGTCCAGCAAGGATGTCGTTACTGCTAACCAGATTGGTTTCAAAGTTGATAACGCTGAAACCTGCGAGGAATGTTTCCAGCAAGTTGGTGAAAGTCCAGTAAGCAAGAAGTTCGCCCCCTTTGTTCTCGCCTTAGATGATGAGGCTGAATGGGTTGTTTGTTTCGAATGTGCGTCTCCTATTCTCTGATGTGAATCTGGGGTGAAAAACTACCTACCCCTTGTTTAGCCTTCGACACGCTAAAAACTTTTTCTATAATGGACTTGACATTAGCCTCCTAAACTGCGACAATAGAAGTGAAGGAGATAAAATGAAAACAATTTCGAAGTCTAAGAAGTCCACCAGTCCAGCGAACGAGGCGAAGTATCAGCGTCTCTGGGATGAAATGAAACGCGTCTCTCACGAGGCTCTGGCTAGTGCCACCCCTCCAACTCCAATGATTGTTGGGTCGCCATCTACTCCACTTGGTAGCGATGTAGACCTCACCAAGAAAACTTGGTATGTTGCTGATGGCGTTTGTGGCTTTGCGTGGGTCGTGCTTGATTCTGGTCGAACTGGATTTGCTCAATGGCTGATAAAGAAGGGCTATGGCTCTAAGCATTACCAATGGGGAGGTGGCTACAAGGGTGTTTCCATCTGGCTACACTCACGAGAAGGGTTCGCTGAAACTCGTCAGTCGCTACAACTCAAAGAGCAGGTCTGTAATAAGGTCGCAAATTACCTTCGCTCTGAAGGTATCTCTGCTCGCTACGAATCGAGAATTGACTAAAGATTCTTTGCGAATGAACTTGACATTAGGTTCAACCTGTGTAATACTAGAAGTATGGAAAAGATAGCAGAAATGGAAGGGGTCAAAATGACTACTGCGAAAACAAAGAAGGATTCAGTTGGTAAAGCACTTTACCTTGAATTCAGAAAAGACCAATACACATACCAAGTGATTATCACGCCTCACGCAATTTCGTTCGAGAATGAAATTGTCAGTCCAGCGTTTATGCGAAGGAGGGTGTCCATCTGGCATCCACGCAGAAATTGGCAGATTGACAAATTGTCTCGTGCGACAGTTCCGTCTCGTGATGCCTATGGTGCTTTTGAAAGTAATCCAGTTGAGGTTGGCGTTGAAAATTATGCCGAAAACATTTATGGATACATCAAAAGTCAGTTCAACAATTTGCTCGTTCAAGATTGGAAACTCTACGAGCGACCATTGGTAGTTGAATTCTCATACGAGGATTTGAGTGCCATCCAAAGTGGTAAAACTCCGAATCAACTTTATCGCAGAATCGAGCGTTCTCGAAAAGCAGTTTCGTGGTCTGAATCACTATTCAATGAAGTAGCAGTCTAGGAAGGAGACTAAACTTATGAGTGAAATAAATACAACAGTTGGATTCCACGCTGACTTACCAGATGCCCTTCGAGGTGTCTTTGGTCAAGCAGTCAATGGACATTATGCCGACAAACTAAATCGTTTCTATCACGAGGATTCAGGTCGTGCTGTAATCCGAACTCGTGGTGCGACTACCGAAAAGAAGGTGCGTGGCGTGGTCAATGCTGAACCAATGACTGGTGAGAACATTTATGTTCGACCTAATGGTGAGACTTACACTAGCCGAGGTTGGGGTGAACACGCTGACATTGAAGTTCTACGCAAGGGTAGAATTCTCAAGCAGTATGCGTTGCTCTATGGACCTCCGGGAACTGGTAAAACTGCGTTGCTTGAGGCAGCCTTCGGTGATGATTTGCTTACCATCATTGGAACTGGAGATACAGAAGTTGCCGACTTTGTTGGTGGCTACATTCAAACTCCAAGTGGTGGATTCGAATGGATTGATGGTCCACTTGTTCAAGCAATCGAGCAAGGTAAAGTTTTGCTGATTGACGAAATTGGATTGATTGACCCTAAAGTTCTTTCTGTGGTCTATGGTCTGATGGATGGTCGTGGTGAACTTCGTATCACACAGAATCCAGAGCGTGGTGTCGTAAAAGTTCAAGAGGGATTCTATGTGGTCTCTGCTACGAACCCTAATGCTCCGGGTGTGAGATTGTCAGAGGCTCTATTGTCTCGTTTCGGAATTCAATCTGAAATGGGAACTGACTGGACAATCGCAAAGAAGTTGGGTGTTCCTGTGCCTGTGATTACTGCGAGCCAGAATCTCGCCAAGAAGTATGTTTCTGGTGAGGTCTCGTGGTCTCCACAGATGCGAGAAGTTTTGACATTCAAACTCCTTGCCGAAAACTATGGGACTTCGTGGGCAATCTCAAATCTGATTGCCTCTGCCCCTGAACTTGACCGACCTGTGGTTGCCGATGTATTCTCACGAATCTTTGGCGAGGTCGTTCAACCAGCCAAAATCTAGTCTCCTTCCAGACTAGGTTCTGGTCGAGGGGAATGGGTCGAAATTTATTTCCTCGTTCCCCTCAACTAAACTTGACAAACTAAATCGTTTGTGCGACAATTGAAATGTAAGAGATTTTATTAGAAAGGTTGGTGGTGCCAGATGGCTCACTTCGCTACTACGCTAGAGATGCGTAAAACAACTCCCCACGAATGGCTACGCTTTGGTGCTGATGTGGGTAGGTTAGTAAATGACTGGTCGTTCCGAACTGACCTAGTTGTAAATTTGGGTGAGGAAACTTCTGCCCCTGCCCCTGCTCTTTTCAATCCTGCTACTGCCGAGATTGAAATCAACACAAAGGTTGCCTTTGGTGCTGGCGTTTCTGCTGGAGACATTGGAGACATTACCAAGCGTAGAACTCAACTTGAATACGCTAAGGGTGCTGGTGCGATTTTCCACGAGGCACTCCACGCTCGTTTCACTCGCTGGTCTTTGGAGGATGCGTATAAGGCTCTAACTCCTGATGTGTATCAAGCACTCCACAATTTGGAGGAGGGTCGCATCGAGGCGTTTGGTGTTCGCACTTCACCTGAACGACAAGTTCTACTTCGTGCTTGTGCGATGGGAATTGTAATTGGAGACCTTGAGAATCACATTTCCAAAATTGCGAATGTTCGTGGTGCTGGTCTCTTGGCTGCTTTGACACTTGCTCGTGTTGATGCTGGCGTTCTAAAGCAGAGCGACATTGAACCAGTCATTCCAATTCTTGAAGGCATTTTAGGTGTCGAGGTTCTTGCTAAGTTGCGTGAGGTTTGGATTCAGTTCCAAGCACACGACATTCACAACAACGCAACTGAACTTTATGCTCTTGCCGAAAAGTGGGTAAAGATTCTTGACGAGACCTCAATCGAAAAGGGTGAGCCTCAAGGAGAATTCCCTCCGATTATTTGTGGCTATCCATCTCCATCTGGTAGTGGCACTCCAACTCCAACTGGTGGAAGTTCTCCAACTCCAACTCCAACTCCATCTCCAACTGGCGAGGATGAATCTGAATCAGAACCAGAATCTGGTGAAGGTGAAGGTGAATCTGAATCAGAAGGTGAAGGTGAATCAGAAACTGGTAAACCAGAATCTGGTGAAGGTGAATCTGAATCAGAAGGTGAAGGTGAATCTCTATCCCCACTTGAGCAGATGATTCAAGATGCTCTGAACGAATCTAAAGACAATGTTGATGTTTCGAATCAGTCTGACTTAGATGATGCTCTTACTCAAGAGGATTGGAAAGAGGCTACCGAGCAAAGAGAATCTAGAGCGAAGGATAAATCCACTAGCGAAAAGATTGCTCAAAAAGTTTTCTCAAAGACAAGTGGACCAGGTGATGATTCTGGAACTAACTCTCGTTTGATTGAAACTCGTAAGCCAACTTCTGACGAGCGTATCTCTGCTGTTCGTGTTGCGAAGGCTTTGGAAAAAGCAAAGTATCGTGAGCGTGATGTGATTGAGGTCAATTCAGTTCTGCCTCCGGGTCGCCTAAGAACTCGTGCGTTAGTTCAGGGTCAAGCACAAAAGGCTCGTGGCGTTCACACTCCAGTTGATGCTTGGTCGAGAACAATTCGTAGAATGACTGACGAGCCAACTCTTACCATTGGTGTTGCTGTGGACATTTCAGGTTCGATGGGTGGTGCTATGAATCCGATGGCGACTACTGCTTGGGTTCTATCCGAGGCTGGTCGTAGGGTTCAAGCAAAGACTGCGATGGTCTACTTCGGCAATTCAGTTTTCCCGACATTGAAGGCTGGGCAACACTTGGAGGATGTCAAGGTCTACTCGGCACAGGATGGAACGGAGGAGGCTGTTGAGGCGTTCAAGGCTCTTGACGGTTCTCTCGACCTAATGTATGGCAAGGGTGCGAGACTGATGGTGGTTGTATCTGACGGATACTATCGGCACGAGATTCGTGGTGAGGTCAGAGACTTCATTCGCAAGTGCCACGATAACGGTGTCGCTGTTCTATGGCTGACATTCGACAACGGAGGTTCGGCTCGTGGTTATCTTGAGGGAACGGATGCTCAATTGGTTTGTGCCACAACGGAACAGTCGGCAAGCGAGATTGCGACCATTATCGGTCAAGCATCAGCGACTGCTCTTGAGAAGGTCGGCAAGCGAAACGGATAAACGGATTCGTGTCGGCTTGCGTAAAGTGAGCCGATACGATACCCTAGAAATGTGAACCGATAATAAAGTCGGCAAGCGATAAGAGACGGAAGGAAATAAACGGATGGGTCAGTATCACAAGTTAGTAAATCTAGATAAGCAAGAGGTCGTAGACCCTCACGGTATCGGATTGTTCAGCAAGCAGTATGAGCATACTGGAATCGAGGGAAGTCTAGCCGATGCTATTTATTTGCTCGTAATGAGTTCACCGAATAGTGGTGGTGGTGATTGGCCTGGGACTGTTGTTTCTGGTCGCTGGTGTGGAGATAGAGTTGTGGTCTTAGGTGATTACACACAAGAGATTCAAGGCTACGAAGGTGATGCCTCAAAACTTTATGGTGAATCTCAAAACTGGTTGGACATCTCTGGACTTGTTCGAGAGGCGTTTACCAAAGTGTTCCCAATAACTTACAAGTTGGAGGAGAAAACTTTAGGTGGCGAACCTTACACAGACATAAGTAGGGAAACTGTTGGCAGTTGGTAAGTGATAACTAAATCACAAAAGAATTCACGAGTTTAGGCTCGTGGATTTTTTTTATCCAAATTACAAGGGGGCCGCCTTTTTTCACCCCGACTTTTTATCGTTTTTGGCTGTGGCATAAGCCTTATGTGTCAGACCAAAATGTCATAGGTGCGTGCTAAGATACCAAAACTTGACACAGAAAAAAGTTCTATAAATGAACTTGACTTTTGGATACTAACCTGCGACAATAGAGATGTAAGGAAAAAATAACAACTACGAAAGGAACTGCCAATGCCAAACTGGGCGACTAATGATGTTGAGGTCTATGGAAACAAAGAGACCCTAGAAAAAATCCTGTCTGATGGCAGACAAGGAACACACAAAACTTATTCTGATTGGAATCGAGAGAAGGGCGAATACGATTCGTTCACAGAACACCCAAACAAATTTTCGTTCCAGTCTCTAGTTCCAGCACCAAGCGACATACCTTTTAGCAAGGTCTACAAGGCTGGCGAGGATAACAAAGACCACGCTGAAAGTTTTGCTAACGCTATTGCTGGCAACTTGACTTATGCCTACGACAACCTCTACGACTGGCACTTAGCCCATTGGGGAACTAAGTGGGACATAGGACAAGATGAAGTTTATCTTGGCGAGGTCGAGCAATCTGGAGACGAATTTGTTTTCAAAATTGGATTCAATACTGCTTGGTCTCCAGCGTGCCAATTCTGGAACACACTATCCGAAAAGTATGGCGTTCGTGTTGTGAACAACTACTACGAGGAGGGTATGGATTTCATTGGAACTTTTGAAGTTGATAAGGGCGAGATTCTAAATGATTCTTGTGTTCCAATCTCAAACGAGATGTGGAAAAAGGCTGGTGCTGTGTTCCGTAAAAATGGTGAAATGATTTGGGGCGAGGCTGAAACAGACCTCTCCGTAAACTTTCCGATTTACGCTTGATGTCAGAGGCTACCAATAGAATAAAAATGTAAGGGTCTTTTGAAAGGAGACAAAATGGAAAACATAGGAGTTCACACAGAGCCAGTAAAGGTTCAACTACTATCAGAGCCAATCACTTTTGACTTAGGGCGTGAGTGTCAAATCACAATAGACACTTTTGTAAATGCCGATAAAGAGAGTGTCTACCGAGTGAAGTGGATTGACTACATTGCTAATGAGTGGAACGAGTATTTCGGAAGTCTCTCGTTAGCGTTTGCTCGTGTCGCTGTTCTTAGTGCGTGCTTTGAGTTTGAGATGTCAAATGACGAAAACGAAAAACTTGGTTTCCGAAATGACCCAAGCGTTTTTGCCGACCAAGCACACAGATTCATAGATGGGCAGGTGATTTAGTTGAACGACTTTATCGAAAGAGTGGTGCTGGTCGCTAGGTCTGATGGACAACGAGGCAGGTTCGGCTACAAAAAGAAATACACAATCTCTCGCAGAGGCGATTCAGTAATCGTTCGCTGGGGTCGAGAAAACTTGCCAGAGTATACCTATCAAGAGCAACGAAAAGATTTTCCTAGTGCCGAACTTGCGAAGGCGTTTGTGATTGAGCAAGTGTATAAAAAAACAGACAAAGGTTATGAAAGGGCTGGTGTCTAATGTCAGAAACAAAAACTAAAACACGGAAAAAAATAATCGGCTATTGTGCTGTTGATTCTGGACAGATTCTAATTACCGACCCAAGTTATTTTGCCGATTGGAAACAGAACAAGATGGGCGATACAGGCAAGGGAGATTATTCTTGGTCGGGGGCTTGTGCTACAACGCTTACGGAGGAACGAGCAGGGCAACTGAACTTTGTCGCTGGACACGCTGGGGCTGGTGTGGTATCTAGTGCTGGACTAGGAGACGGATACTATCCTGTTTATGCCACCTATGCCGACTTAGGCGATTGGGGCGAGAGAGTTGTGAAGTTGGAGATTGTGTTTGTAGATGAAAAAGATTTTGACTTTATAGCATAAGCCACCGACACGGAGAACGAAGGTTGAGAAATTCAGCCTTCGTTTTTTTTTATATCGCAGATTTTTTTTCCGAAAAGGTCGGGTGAAAAAACCACTACCCCTTGTTCCGAATAAAAAAAGTTGCCGACACGCTTGACTTTTGATTGGGATTGTGGTTCAATAGAAGTGGAGGAGATAAAAATGAAACTAATGACAAAAGAGATTCAAAAGAAATTCGAGACTAAGCCGATTGGTTCAGGCGAATCAGTAGGTCTAGATGCCGAGGTAGTTGTAAAGTTTTTCACCCCTTGGGCTAACTGGACTTGGTATGCCACAGAATTTGATGGCAAAGACGAGTTCTTTGGGCTTGTAGATGGATTTGAAAAAGAACTTGGGTATTTCTATCTAAGTGAATTGGAATCCCTCTCTGGACCTTTTGGTATGAAAGTCGAACGAGACCTTCATTTCGGGAACAAAAAACTTTCGGAACTTTACTAAAAAAAGTTGCGAATAGACTTGACACCAGTTGCCAAGTTTGGTATCCTAAAAGAGTGGCAGGAGTTGCCACGAAACGACAAAAAGAAAGAGGTAGTGAGATGTCAAAGACTATCACCCCAACAGAGTTCGGAACTAGCGTTGAAGTTGGATTCGACAAAGAGACACGAAAAGCATTGGCAGATTTTGTCGAGGCTAGTAATGCCGAAAAGATTGCCAAGGAACAGAAGGCTAGTGCCGAAGTTATCTTGCGAGCAAAGTTAGGCGTTCACGAGGTAGCAACAATTGGAGGCGTTCCAGCGTTCAAGATTGCTCACCGAAATCGCACAGACATAAAGCGAGATGTTTTGAAGGATTCGTTCCCAGAAGTCTTTGCCGAGGTCTCATACAGCAATCCTTACGACTTTATCTCGGCTGTAAAGTAGAGATAAAAGTGGTGGCTAGTTCTTGCCTCTCAATTCTCCTAGCCACCCACCGAGACCCTACCGAAAAATTCCCTCACGAAAATTCGGTAGGGTTTCCCATTATGTCTGATAGTTGTGATACAATAGAACTAGGAGGAAATAAAAAATGCGAAAACTAGACAGAGCAAATAAAGCGAGGCGAGATTTAGAATCTCTCAAACTTGCGATTCTTATGCGTGAGCGTAATCGTTCGGGTGCTAATGGAACACACGCAGATAAAAGAGAAAAGCGAATCCGAACTCGCCAATCCAAAAAACTTCAAGCCCTGAAAGATTGGGCTTGATTTTTTTACAGGGGTAGCCCCTTTTTCACCCCGACATTTCTGTTGGGGCTTTCGTTTTTGTTCCGTAAGATAGTGCTGGACTGGGCTGGGCTGGGCTAAATGTCAGAGGTTGCCGATAGTCTAATAGTGAAGGGAGTTCCAATGAATAAGTATCTGTGCTTTTACAGGAATCGCCAAGTAGAGATTATGGCTGAAAGTTCCGAGCAAGCAAGGCAGAAGGCTTTGTCGAGATTTCAAAAGAAGGCTGGAGGTCGCAAGGTAAAGCCAAGCGAAGTCTTTGTCGCAGTAGTGAGCCTCGCAAGTTTGTAAAGAACCCAAGCAGTCAGAGCCGAGAGAAATCTCGGCTTTTTTCTTATGCTGGGAGGGCAGAAAGTTCGTTTGGTGGGGTGAAAAAAGTAGCACCCCTTGTTTTTGGCTTTGCCGAGACTTTTGCCGAAAAAAGATTTTGTAATAAATAGTGTTTTCCTCTTGACAAATCACCCTAAAACTGTAATACTATAAGTGGAGGAGGTGATTGAGATGGCAGATTGGTTTTCAGCAGAGGCAATAGCCGAGCGTAAGGCTCTTTACGAGGCGAAGGTTGCTCGCGACAAGAAGGCAGAGGAAGTTCGAGAGAAGTTCTTTGGTGTGTTCAAAAAGGTTTTCAAGTTCGCTTAGATTCAAATGTCGGTGGTTGCCGATAGTCTAAAAATGAAAGAGAGGAAAACAAATGGAAAGTTATTCAGTTCGAGTTTGGATTGCCAACGAGGATAACAGGGTAGATAAGATTCTGTTGAAAATGAAAAGTTGGGAATCTGCTCTTGCTTTTGTTCAGAGATTCAACGCTGATGAAATGAACAAAGAGGCAAAACTGTTTGCCTTCGTGGAGGCAGAGTAAATCTAAATGTCGGTGGTTGCCGATAATCTAAAATTGTAAAGAGAGAGGAAATAAAAATGGCTAAACCAAGTGTGAAGTTAGTTCGAGACTGGCAGGTAGTTTTTTCTAGTGCCGAAGTTGAAGTTGGGTTCGGTAGTGCTGTGTTCCAGAACGACTACTGGTATGTGTTTGATAAGAAGGCAAAAAAGAAAAAGTATTTCTACGGAGAAATGGCTCACTCAAACGCTAGGCGTATCGCAAGCGACTTAGACTTTAGGGCTTGGGGTCTCTAATGTTCCAAGAGCGTAAGGGCGACCAAGAGCGAGCAGAAATGTTTGCTCTTGGATTGCTCAAAGATGAATTTTCGGAACTGATTTTAGTTCCGTGTCGAAATCCAAAAAAATGTCCGACACACAATCCACAAAAAAGAAAGAGTAAAATCAAATGTCAGAAACAGAAAAATTAGATTCAGCCTTTTATACAAATGGACCCGGCACAGAAGTAGTCTGGGAACAAGAAGGTTGCGACTACTATGTAGTTCGAAATGGTGAAATGCGAATCCACGCCACGAGAGATGATGGCAGTATCGAAGTCATAAGATACACAGACCAACTGGAGAGATTTGGAATTACTAATGATAAAGAACTTGCCGAGTGGACAAACAAGGGCGAGGAAGTTTTCTCTTGGGAAAATAATTCTTGGTTTGAGGTTTACACGGAGAAGGATACGGAATTCTTTTCAGAGCCGATACACGACCTTCAACAAGCAATCAAATTCGCAAAAGAATTTCGGGAATAAATCCTAAATAAAAACTGTTGTATCTAATGAGGAGGAAATAAAAATGGCGTATGAAAATCCAATCGACCCAAAAGTAAATCTAAAGACACAAGAAGGAATCCGAGAATTCTTGGAGTGGATTTACGACCCCGAAGTTGATAAAGCGTTTGAAAAGTTCAACAAGGAAAATGGAGATAGCAATGAGGAATAAACTAACCCCCGAACGAATTGCCGAACTGGATAAGTTCCAACTAAACAAAACTTTCGACCTGATTAGGTTCGGTATGTTGGCTGGAATTATTCCGTGGCAGAATCGCATAACTATCACTCGCAAGGTTCGCAGATTGAAATCTGAAATCTAGAATCTAAAATCTAAAACATAAGAATCCCAAGTTCGCTTGGGATTTTTTTTTGTATCCGACTTGACAAATAAAAGTTTTCTTGTATAAATAAA